AACAGCTACTGGCTATCTATACAGTAGTACTCCCAAGGAATTTCCCCAAGCAATTATTAGGCCAACTCTTCCCAAGCAATTCCCAAGCCAACTTTTATATAGAGGCCCCAAGGGGGTACGGGGGGTGTTCTCTTTAGTGCATTGAACCTCAATATTTTCTCAGAGAAATTACGAAGGTTGACTACAATATTTTCTCGGAGAAATTTTGAACCTCTGGTTCAACATGTCGGAAACTACGTTTCCTATTCTGAACCTCCCCAAGTTTTTGCCCAAGAAAATATTTTCTAAATTTTCGCTATTAGTCCCTTACCTAGTCGTGGGCTGTTGGCTATAAGTTCGCTTCGCTCACGAGTATTCCTTGTAAGTACTCGATGATGAGGAACGAAGTTCCGAAGAATCATTTAGAAAGTGTTTACTTGTAGCGACTTAGGTACATAAGCCCTGTATATTGGCTTTGTGTACTTATAGCGGTACTTAGTAACTATTTAAAACAAGGCGCTTCTTGTGTGGTTTCGCCTCCACATTAACTAATAAGGAAAACATATGACCATTAGCTTAGATAACGTTGGTAGCGGATTTAAAAGGTCTGTTATCAATGATAACTTCGATACGATTGAGTCAGAGATAAATACAAATGTGTTGACTAGGGATGGCGGTAAAGCTCTTACTGCTGATCTTGACTTCAACGGTAATGACTTACTTAACGCAGCCAACTTGTCTACTAGTAAGTTGACACTTAGCGGTGAAGAAGCAGAAAGCCTTTCTGACCTTAAGGGTGAGCAAGGTGATGTAGGGCCAACAGGACCACAAGGTTTACAAGGAACACAGGGGCCTCAGGGAGTACAAGGTGAGGCAGGAGTTGATGGTTCTTCATTCACTGTTGATGCAACTGGACTAGCAGCTAACCGATCTAGCTTTGACAATGAAGCGGAGGGGTTCTCTTACTTAGCAACTGACTTAAACGAACTTTATATTAGAGAAGGGGCAGTAGGTAACTGGTCTTCCCCTATAGTCTTTGGTGTAGGTCCACAAGGTCCACAAGGCATTCAAGGCATACAAGGGCCAACTGGACCTCAAGGAATACAGGGACCAACGGGTGCTACTGGACCAGAAGGCCCGACGCCAGATATTTCAGGCAAGGCTAACGTTTCTGGAACATATTCGGGACTTAGGGCTCAAGCCACTACAAAAAATGATGTAGGACTAGGTAGTGTGGCTAACTACGGAGTGACTACAAGCGTATCAAGCTCTAGTACAACAACATACGCTACAGCTAGTGCGGTTAAGACTGCTTACGATGAAGCGAATAAGGCACTGTCAAAAGTGACTTTGTGGACAGGTAATACGACTGGAGATATTTCTTTGTCTCAAGCTTATACTAACTTCAGATTCCTAGTCATTGTTGCGGGGGAGACTGATTGGGGCAGTAGTCTTGTCATCGAGACAGGCTCAATTGCTAAAGCATGGCAGCGTTCAAGTAGTAAGTATGTACACTCTGTTGGTAGCGATGGGTTTATAGAAATTTTACAAAGTGGGTCAAGCTCAACTTTTCTAAATATGGGTGGCAGTTTGCGGGGTATTGTTACGGCAGTTTACGGTGTAGGAGATTTTTAATGGCTAACTTATATGTACACAAAGATCATGGCGGCATTGTGGAGTTTCCAGAGCCTCAAGATATTCATAACTACTATGTAGTGCCACACAGACCTCTTAGTGAAGTAGTGGGGCTTAAGTACAACCCCACTAACCTGTCATGGGAACCTTGCCCAAAATATGCAGAGGCGTTAGTAGACTCTAGTAGAAGGCAAGAGTACGGCAACATAGGGGAACAACTTGACGAAATCTACCACGACATAGATGCTTGGAGAACTAGGATAGCAACCGTTAAGGCCAACCATCCTAAGTAATTTGCCTACTACTGCCTCTTAGGTAGGTCTCAATTTAAATATGTTTATGCACCTAACTCCGTGATAATACTAACTTTCGGATAAACTAATGGAAATAGATAAACAAAAGCTAAAAGATACTATGGGCCGTCCTCTCACTCAGTCTCTATTCTTAGAGATTGGGTATGAGACGGACAAAGCAGTATTCACCCTGAAAGATCAAGACCATGTTTATGAGGGGGTTACTTACCCCTCTCTTAAGAGACTCTTCTTAGAAATGGAAGACATAGTTGAATATGACTTTGCATCTGAGTACCTTCTCAACTGGCAACACTGGCAGCGCCTTAATAAGAATAAGGTGCTTGCTAAACACTTTGCAGAGTGGAGAGAGGAACTAGAGCTTCGTATTCGCTCACAGTCAGTCAGAGGCATACTTGATATGAGCACAGATAGTTTCCAAGCTCTCAAGTGGATTTCTGACAAAGGTTGGGATAAGAAGTCAGCAGGGCGACCAAGCAAGAAAGAGAAGCTACAGGAAGAACGTATGCAGCAACGCTTGGAAGAAGAGTTTAACGATGATGTAGTACGATTGCTTAAGGCTTAGTATGATTGAGAAAGAAGATGATTGGCTAATAGATGCCAAGATACGAATAGAGAGAATGCCCGAGAAAGCTAAACAGGTAAGAGAGAGGTGCTTTGATGATCTGCACTTCTTCGCCCAGCTAGTTAATCCGGGCTATATGTACGGGAGCGTTCACAGAGAAATCTTCCAGTGGATGCAAGAGTACTCCTTATTCGGTCAAGGAACCTCTTGGACCTCTAACAAGCTAATCATGCTTCCTCGTGCTCACCTTAAGTCTCACATGGTAGCCACTTGGTGCTCTTGGATCATCCTAAGGCATCCAGAGGTTACTATGCTTTATCTGTCAGCAACAGCAGAGTTGGCAGAGACACAGCTATACGCTATCAAGAACGTGTTGGGCTCTAAGATATTCCAAAGATTCTTCCCTGAATACTTGCACCCCCAAGACGGTAAGCGAGAGAAGTGGTCAGAACGTAAGATCATTATAGATCACGAGAAGCGTTCTCAAGAAGGTACAAGGGATGCTACAATATCTACAGCAGGGCTAACCACAAACACTACTGGTTGGCACGCTGACATTATCTTAGCAGATGACTTGGTAGTACCAGAGAACGCATATACAGAAGAAGGTCGTAAGAGTGTAACAAAGAAAAGTTCACAGTTTACTTCTATTCGTAACGCAGGGGGCTTTACAATGGCCTGTGGTACGAGGTATCATCCAACTGATGTTTACTACACTTGGAAGAAGCAGTACTATGACGACTACAATGACGAAGGGCTTCTAGTAGATAAGAAGCCAGTATGGTCAATCAAGGAATACGTTGTGGAGGAAGATGGCGTATTCACTTGGCCGAGGACTGTCAGGGATGACGGTAAGGCATATGGGTTCGATCAAAAGACTCTTGCTCGAATCTACGCTGAGTATGAAGACAAGGTACAGTATCATGCTCAGTACTACAATGACCCTAACGAGTCTTCTAGTGAGCGTATATCGAGAGAGAAGTTTCAGTACTACAACCCTAAGTTCCTCAAGAAAGAAGGCTCTAGGTGGACTTACAATGGCCGTAGGCTTAACATATATGCAGCAGTTGACTTTGCATTTAGTTTAAACAAGGATGCAGACTGGACAGCTATCACTGTTGTGGGTGTTGACTTTGAAGGTAACTACTATGTACTTGACATAGACCGCTTTAAGTCAGACAGGGTTAAGGAGTACTATGACCACATTGCTAGACTACATTCTACTTGGCGCTTCTCTAAGCTACGAGCAGAGGTCACAGTAGCTCAGATAGTCATTGTAAACGGCATAAAGGACTACATTAAGAAGAATGGTCTTAGCCTACCAGTAGAAGAGTACAGACCCTCTAGCAAGGAAGGTAGCAAGGAAGACCGTATGAAGGCTGTCCTTGAGCCTCTGTACGATAACCTACAGATGTGGCACAGAGAAGGTGGTTGGACTATGGACCTAGAAGAAGAGCTAGTACAAGCTAGACCCTCTCACGATGACATAAAGGACTCTCTAGCATCTGCTATAAGCATTGCTGTGAAACCTAAACAGAGTATTAAATCAAAAATGGAAGACTTCATTAACAAACCTAATAAAACTTCACGCTTTGGAGGCGTTGCATTTAGATGAGTTCAGATAAAGTAGCCGAGATAAAAGGTCTCGTAGACCAAGACCCTAGCTCAGCTTGGGTGACAGCGCTGTGGGAAAAGTACAACCACCAGCGAGATAAGCGTATTAACGAGTGGACAGAGCTTCGTAACTACGTATTTGCAACAGATACAAGCACAACCTCTAACAGCTCATTGCCTTGGAAGAACTCTACAACTATTCCTAAGCTGTGCCAAATACGGGACAACCTCTATGCTAACTACAAGTCAGCTCTGTTCCCTAACAGCAACTGGCTCAAGTGGGTAGCTAACAGCCAAGAGGCAGCAGCTAAGTCTAAGCGTGATGTGATTGAAACCTACATGTCTAACAAGGTAGGTAACTCAAGAGTCAAGGAAGCCTTTGAACGCATTCTATTGGACTACATAGACTATGGTATGGCTTTTGCCACTGTAGGCTTTGAGAGCCGTTATAAGGAGCTCTCAACGGGTGATAAGCTACCTAACTACGTAGGACCAATGCCTGAACGTATCTCACCTATGGATATTGTGTTTAACCCACTGGCTGCTTCGTTCACACAGTCTCATAAGATTGTACGGTCTATCAAGACTATTGGCGAACTAAAGAAGCTTGCTGAGACAGACCCCGATCAACGGTTCTGGACAGAGGCAATTGAGAAGCGATTGGAGATAAAGCGTAACCTAGGGGGTTACAGCAAAGAAGACTTTGACAAAGCTATTGGCTTCGAGGCAGATGGTTTTGGTAGCATGTACGAGTACTTCACTGGTGACTATGTAGAAATCCTAGAGTTCTTTGGTGACTTCCATGACTCAGCTACAGGTGAGCTACAGACCAACCGAATGATTACTATTGTAGATCGTTCTGTAGAAGTACGTAACGAAGTAATGCCTACCCTGCTTAGCGAAGCCCCTATCTATGCTGTAGGTTGGAGAGACCGACCAGACAACTTGTGGTCTATGGGACCACTAGACAATCTAGTAGGTATGCAGTATCGACTAGACCACCTAGAGAACCTTAAAGCTGACGCTATGGACCTATGTGTTCACCCACCACTAAAACGTATTGGTGAGGTAGAAGAGTTTGTATGGGGTCCGGGTGCAGAGATCGTCATAGACGAAGGTGGTGACGTACAGGAGCTTGGTAAGAACCTAAATGGTATCATGGCAGCAGCTAGTGAAATGGCTGGCCTAGAGGACCGTATGGAGCTGTACGCAGGTGCTCCACGAGAAGCAGCAGGTATTAGGACTCCGGGTGAAAAGACGCTAGGGGAAGTAATGCAGTTGGCTACAGCAGCAGGTCGTACATTCCAAGAGAAGGTTACTAAGTTTGAAGAGCGACTACTTGAACCTGTCATTAACGCTATGCTAGAGTCTGCTAGACGTAACTTACAAGGCATTGATGTAGTAAGTCTAGTTAACGAGGAATATGGCGTACAGGAGTTCCTAGAGATTACTGCTCAAGACCTAGTGTCAAATGGTATCATCAAGCCTGTAGGTGCTCGTCACTTTAGCAAGCAAGCACAAGACTTACAGAACCTAATGACTGTGTTTAACTCTCCGCTAGGTCAGCTTGTAGGGCCACACACATCTGCTAAGAACCTTACTAAGTTTGTAAGTGATATATCAGGTCTAGAGGGTTATGAAATCTTCTCACCTAATGCAGCAGTGTTTGAGCAGCAAGAGCTACAAAGCACAATGAATAACGTACAGGAAGAGGCAGCAGCAGTTGACTCTACAGAGACTGTAGTATGAAGAAGACTTGGACAGACGGACAGGATGCACACAAAGCACAACGGATAGAGGATGCCTTCAAAGCATCTTCTGTGCTAAGGCAACGACTAAAGGAAATCTGTCAAAAAGAGATGGAGGGGTCTTACGACCTTTCCAAATCTCAATACGATTGTCCTAACTGGCAAATGCTTCAAGCAGACTCAGTTGGCTACCGTAGAGCACTAGATAAAATACTTAGACTTATTTCCTAAAATTAGTGGTAAAAACGCGATTTTTCTGGTATATAGGAGTATAAGAAGCTTATACAATTACTTATAACCTTACTATTATAAGTCTATTACTATCTTCATATATTTTTATTTACTATAACTTTATTATAAAAGAGATACCTACCAGTATGTCAGCATTTGAAAGTAACTCTCAGGCAACCCCTGAACAGAATCCAGCATCTAATAATGCGTTCGTTGACCAACTTACTAGCATTAAAAATGAATCTGGAGAGCAGAAATACGACTCAGTTGAAAAAGCTTTAGAAGCATTACAGCATTCACAAAACTATATCCCTGAACTTAAAACTTCTTTATCAGAAAAAGAGCAGGAAATAGCAGCGTTGAAAGAAGAGCTTGGTAAGCGAGCAGCAGTTGAAGAAGTCGTAGAAAAGCTCACTGCAAATCAGCCCGATCAGAGTACCCCTCAAGTATCAGGACTTGGCGAGCAGGAAGTTTTAAACCTTGTCCAAAACTTCTCTCAGCAGCAAGAGACTCAAAAGTCTAAGGCTCAAAATGAGCAGATGGTTAGCGACAGTCTATTTGCATCTTTCGGAGATTCTACTCCAAAGGTCGTAGCAGATAAAGCAGCAGAGTTGGGAATGACTGTAGAAGGGCTTCAAGCTCTATCTCAGAGTTCTCCACAAGCAGCACTAAAACTATTTGAAGTCAAGTCTTCTGGTAG